AGACCCTGAATTAATATGGGTTAGACAATGGGATGAACACTCGCAAGAGCATCAAGTAATGATAATACAACATCAACAATTAAACGATGTAATAACAGCAATAGAGAAGCTAACCGTAGGCAAACAACCCTATGAAAACCCCGGGTTCTATACTCAGGGTCCAAGGTAGTTTTCCTATAAAAACAAGGGACTAAAATGGGGTCCCCTTATGACCTAACGAAAGGGTTTTATAATGACATTAGCTATAATAGATGGTGATGTTCTCCTGTATATGAGTATGTGGGGTTCAGATAATCTAGAACAAAGTAAGGAAAAATTTAATACTACTTTTAATGACATAACTAACAGCTTATTTACCGAAGACTACGTCATGGCTATGGGTGGCCCTGACAACTATCGCGTTGACTTGTATTCTGAGTATAAACAGTCTACTAGTCGTCTGAAGTCGAAATCTAATAAACCGGAGTGGTTTAATGATTTGAAGTCTTGGACTATAGAAGCTTACGATGGCTGTATACTTACAGACAATTGTGAGGCAGATGATATGGTCCGTATATGGGCGTTAGAAGCAACTAAAGCAGAAATGCAACATTGTGTAGTTACTATTGACAAAGATTTAGACTGTATTCCGGGGACACACTATAACCCAAGGACTAAAGTGATATATCAAATCGATAAAGAATGGGCTGATTACTTTTACTGGAAACAATTATTAATGGGTGATTCTGTTGATAATATCCCCGGTATATACGGTATAGGCCCAAAGAAAGCTGAAGATATTCTAGAAGGGGCAAAAACTAAAAATGAAAGAATTAAAAGAATATGCCGAGAGTATCACGATGCTTATGGAGAAGAAGGCTTTAACTCTATGCTGTTAAACGGCAAACTACTACATATCTGGAGGCATATCAATGACCACTTCACTATCGACAAAGAAGTATACGAAGACGCTATTAAAGTCTGAAATAGGTCACTGGAAAACTAAGGTTAAGTTTAACCCTAGTAAAGCTTTCGGTTTTCTATATTGTATACATAATACGGTAACAGACCAATACTACTGGGGTAAGAAACAGTTCTTCCACGGTGGTAAAAAGAAATCTAAGACTTACGGAAAAGAAATGACTTGGAGGACTTATACAGGTTCTTCAACTCATTTAAAGAAAGATATAACCAAGTATGGTCACGATAAGTTTACATTTGAAATAGTAGATGTTTATAAAACCAAAGGTGGATTATATTACGGGGAGGCCTATTGTCAAATGGTGTCTGAATCAATGACAGAATATTTATCAGACAAAATAACCCCTCGTTTCTACAATAGACAAATAGCCGCTATTAGGTTTGTTCCTAAAGAATCGGTTACTGATAAAACTCGTAAGTATATCAAGGAACTAATGAAGAAATATTAGGAGATATAATGGGTAGAATAGTTACAAAAAATCAACCGTGTAATGATTGTGGGGGTTCAGACCCTTTACAGATTTACGAAGACGGTTCAACGTTCTGCTTTTCATGTAGAACATCACACCAAGGCAACAAGGAGAAGCCAATGACTACGACTAATGACGACGGATTCTCCACAGTTGATACGTGGGGGCCAAGCTTAGATGAAGTACAAAGAGACTTTCAATCTAGAGGTTTCAGAGAAAGAAACGTATATAAACAAGTATCGGAACATTACGGTGTTAAGGTAGGCTATGATTTAGACGGTGTAATTGATAGCCACTACTATCCCTATCACATAAACAATGAGTTATCTGGTTACAAGGTAAGACAACTACCTAAGAAGTTTACCTCTATTGGTAAGGTACGAGGTGGTTTATTCGGCCAACACCTATACAATGGAGGTAAACGATTAGTTATAACAGAGGGTGAGCTTGACGCTATGGCTGTACAATCAGCATGGTTTAAACGCTACAAGACATTCTATCCTGTTGTATCTGTTCGTTCCGCTTCTTCACTAAAAGACTTAGTAGAAGAGCGTGACTGGATTAGAAACTTTGATGAAGTAGTTATATGGTTCGATGGGGATGATGCTGGTCGTGAGGCAACTAAAGAGGCGGCACGTATTATAGGTTATGATAAAGTTAAAATAGCCAAGTCATCTGAAAAAGATGCATCAGACTTATGGATTAAAGACCCAGACAAAGTTCTTACGAGCATATATGACTCTACTGATTACACTCCGGCAGGAATCTTAAATAAGGAAGACCTGTGGACACAACTAGAAACTTACAACGACTTAGAGTCAGTACCTTATCCTGACAGCATGACTGGCCTTAATGGTAAGCTAAAAGGTATGAGAGCCGGTGAGATTACTCTCTGGACATCAGGTACCGGTTCTGGTAAATCAACACTACTACGAGAGATAGCAGTACACCTATTGTCTGAGACAGAAGACAAAATAGGCATTGTTTCACTCGAAGAATCACCCGCCGAAACTGCACGTAAAATGGCAGGTATGGCGTTAAATAGAAACCCAGCGGCAGAGGAGATACCGTTAGATGAACTTAAAATTGGATACGATAAGCTTTTCGGCGATGATAGGGTACTTGTACTGGACCATCAAGGTAGTATTTCTGACGGCTCTATTATGGACTTCCTTGAGTATATGTGCCTTTCTGGTGCTAAGTATGTCTTTGTTGACCACATTACAATCTTGGCTTCAGAAGGTGCTGAAGGACTTACAGGGAACGAAGCGATAGACCTTATTATGAATCAGTTACTACGTCTTGCTAAGAAGTACAATGTATGGATTGGTCTTATTAGTCACCTAAGAAAGACTGACAATAAAGGCAGGTCATTCGAAGAAGGTAAACTACCTAGCATGGATGATATCCGTGGTTCAGGTTCAATTAAACAAATCAGCATGGACATTATAGCCTTTGCCAGAGACTCGGGGAGTAGCGATGAAGTTGAAAGAAACACAATTAAAACAAAAGTCCTCAAATGTCGTTATACTGGTCTTACAGGCCCATCAGGAACATTGCTTTATAACTTTCCAACTGGTAGACTCTCTAAGGGAAGAGAATACGACGAAGAAGCCTCAAACGATGATGGGGCACAATTCCAAAGGGTATAATTATGAACATGACCGATAACGAACTAATATATGTTTCTGTAATATTGCAGTTACTTTACGAAGGTAAGGCAGACATGTCTCCTTTATCTCCTGCTATACAAAGATTTCTAAAAGGAATAATAGAGGAGTATGAGGAAGACCCTACCGACCCTCTAAACATACAACTATACTATGCGTGTAATACGATGTTAGAAAAAGATATAAAGGATTACCACTAATGCTAAATAAACAAAAGATGGATGACTACTTTGAGAACTTTATTACAGTAGCTATCAAAAACAGAAGCCACTTAGAAGTATTTTTAAGTTCAGTAGACACCACTATGTCACATGAAGAAAAAGAATACATTCGAGATTTATGGGAAATTGAAACATTAAATGTCCCTGAAGAAGAAGATGAAGATATCCTAGATATGGATAAAGACGAGTTAGAAGAATATGCGCTCGAGGAGTTTAATGTAGACTTAGATAAGCGTCACAATATATCAACATTAATCGAACAAGTAATTGAAATTAAAGAACAAAAGGAAGACTAAACATGAACGCATACGAATCATTCATCCATCTTTCTCGCTACTCAAGGTATCTAGACACAGAAAATCGTCGTGAGACTTGGGAGGAGACTGTAGACCGTCTGATTGGTTTCTGGAAGAACCAAATAAGCGATAACGTATTAACTAAGGATGAGTTTAAACAATTACGCTCTGCTGTATTAAACAGAGAGGTAATGCCATCAATGAGGGCAATGTGGAGTGCTGGAGAAGCATTGGCACAGAACCCTTTCCGTGGCTACAACTGTAGCTTTAAACAAGTAAACCACCCACGAGTGTTTGACGAGATACTATATATCTTAATGTCTGGTACTGGTGTTGGTTTTTCTTGTGAGACTGCAGAAGTAAACAAACTACCTATTATTAACGACAACTTTGTAAAGACTGACCGAGTAA